GGCGATGTTGCATTTAATTTTAGTATATATGATGAATTGTTCGATTCTAGTCTAGATGAACGAGGAGTTGAATTGGTTGTTGATATATTAAATGAACGTGCAGAGAAATATAATGAGAGTATTATGGTTATAAGCCACCGAAAGGAAAGCACAAAACTTGCTACAGGAGAAGTTATCTTTCTAGAAAAAAGAAATGGTATAACAATACGAGTAGCATTGCCGGATTCTCCTAGTAATTAATTAAGATATGGTACATGGAACAGTTATAGGCTCAGTTGTCGGTTCACGACCGTTTTTAAATCAAGGTCCTAGTCATGCAGGAAATAGAAAACCTGACGTCAATCGACCACCGGAAGCAGATCTCCCTCGAGCAATGAATTATTATGCAGACTATAGTGGTTGTGGCTTTTGGAGGATGATCTGGCCTGAACATGCTTTGAATGCATATAGTAAGATGGTGTGTGTAGGTTCCACCGTTATGACTCATGATGCTAATGTGTATAAGAATATAAAATCTGTTAGGTTGCAACGACAAGCTTCGCCGCATCAGTTACAGTTCTTAGAATACCTCCGTAAGCTCGCTGATAAAGAAAATTTTAAATTAATTTACGAGATAGACGATGTGATGTTCCGGGAAGATATACCAGAGTATAATAAGTTCCGGTTTGCGTTTACAGACGATTCAGTTAGAGAAGCATCTCAAAAAATGGTCGAGTTATGTGACGAGGTTACTGTAACATGTGACTATATAAAGGACTATTATACATCTAAAACAGATAATAAAAACATTACGGTTATACCTAATTATCCACCTAAATGGTGGTTAGGACATATGTTTAATGAAGATTTAATCAGTAAAAATTATGACCGACAGGTAAAAAAACGGCGGAAGCCGCGTATATTATATGCCGGTTCCGGAGCTCATTTTGATGTTGATAATAATGTAAATCAAGCAGATGATTTCGCACATGTTCGAGATGTTATTAAGAAAACTTCTAAGAAGTTTCAATGGGTTTTCGTTGGCGCGTATCCTCTACCTTTACGGGAATTGATACAATCTGGTAAAATAGAATTTCACCCATGGGTTAAGCTATATGAATTACCTGGGCTATTAACACGATTGAAAATTAATTGTATGGTAGCACCTCTAATCGATAATACATTTAATAGATGTAAGAGTGACATTAAGTTAGTAGAAGCGAATGCATTAGGTATTCCGATTATATGTCAAGATATGGTTACATATGAAAAAGCTCCGTATAAATTTACTACCGGTGATGAAATGATTGACCAGATTGATAAAGTTTTGTCTGATAAACAATCTTATATGAAGATTTGCCGTAAAGGAAACCTCGACGTACAATCTAGATGGTTAGAATCACCGGATAATTTAGATAAGTATGTTGAATTATATAATTTACCGTACGGCGATCCAAAACGAAAATTATTGAATAGATTGAATCGCCTTTAATATCATCGGCAACGCTTTATTTGTTTTATCTGTCAATCGTTTTGTAGGTAAATCTTCCGGAGTAAACCATTTATACTTTCTGTGTTCATTTGATAGTTCTATCTCCCCGGAGAAGTTAGTACATAGAAATAAAACAAACCCAGAGTCCTGATATACCGGATTTATATTTTTAATGTCTAGACGTGTTTCTTCAAATGTCTCTCGTTTAGCTGCTCTTTTAAACGATTCCTTTTTCTTTAGATGTCCACCAGGTAGTTCCCAACCAGCTGGTTTTTTCAGCATTAGCACCGAACCTTGGTCATATATAACAACTTTAGAGACGTTATCAGTGTCATTATAGAAGTCTTTAAATCTTTTCATGTTGCCGTATTGAATTATTTATTACATACTATATAATATATCTAATGTATCGAAACGTATACTACGATCAACGCAACGAATGCGTAAAACTGTTCACCTGGGACGAGTCCGGTAACCGTATAGTAGCGGAAACGAGTTACAATCCATCTTTGTATGTTGAAACTAAGCTAAAGGGCACCGCGACGTCTCTATTTAATACACCTGTCAAGAAACGTACATTTACAAATCAGTACGAGAGGAGCAAGTTTCTTAAGAACTCTGGATTAACCAGAGTATTTGAGAATATTAATTGCGATCATCAGTTTCTAATAGAGACATTTTGGACTGAGCACGACAAACCTGAGTTTACTCAACACCCATTAAAGATTTTTTACCTAGATATTGAGACATATTCCCCCGGAGAATTCCCGCAACCGGAGACGGCTAAGGACCCTATTAATGTTATAACTATATATGATTCTATTGAAGAGAAGTTTTATACATGGGGAACAAAGAAGCTAAAGAAACCCATTGATAACTGTACGTACCTTTATTGTAGTACAGAAGCTCTCCTACTTGAAAGATTTTTATTACATATCGAAAAAGATCACCCGGATGTTATAACAGGCTGGAATAGCGAATTTTTTGATATACCGTACTTGATAAATAGAGTAGGTAAAGTTTTAGGAGTTGAGCACCCGGAGCGGTTCTCACCTGTAGGTAATTTATTCAAACGAACCATGATGGGTCAGTTCGGAAAAGAGCAAACGCGATGGTATATCAATGGTGTATCTTGTCTGGATTACTTGGATGTATATAAAAAATTTAGTGTAGGTCTTAGAGAGTCTTATAAGTTAGATTCAATCGCCGAACATGAACTAGGTGACAAGAAAGTAGATTATGGTAATACTAATCTATCGTCATTAGCAGATGAAGACTGGCAGACGTTTGTAGAGTATAATGTACAGGACGTTAACTTGTTAGTTAAAATGGAGGATAAGCTACGATACCTTAGTTTATTGCGTATGCTAGCCTACGTAGGTTTAACTCCAATGGAGTCCGCGATGGGTACATTGAGCGTTATTACAGGTGCAATTGTCATCAAAGGACACGAAAAGGAGCTGGTTATACCGACGTTTGTTAAAGATATTAGTGATACTGGAAAATATGAAGGAGCTTATGTTGGTGAACCTCAAAGAAACTTTCAAGAAGCGATCGTTTCATTTGATGCAAATAGTCTATATCCTAATACAATGATAACATTGAATCTGTCCCCGGAGACAAAAGTAGGAGTAATTATAGAAAAGAATGAAACTCATATCCAAATCCGTCATGTTAGCGGGAAGATATTTACGCTGTCTCATGAAAAATTCCTAGAATTCTTAGAACAAGAGAATATATCTATATCAAAGGCGAAGATATTATTTTCACAAGCAAAAAAAGGCATTGTCCCGGAGATTGTTGATAAAATATATCAGGACAGAGTACAGATAAAAAAAGAGCTTAATAAATTGAAGAGAACTTCTGCTAAGCTCGATCCTACATCAGCTGAATTTAAAGATCTACAATCTCAGCAAAATCGATTAGACATTAAACAGTTCACATTAAAGATTCTAATCAATACAGTATATGGGTATTTTGGTAATAAATATGCTCCGGTCGGAGATCCAGACATCGCGCGAAGTATTACTTTAACTGGTCAGTCAGTTATTAAGAAATCAAACGAAATTCTTAAGAAGTATATAAGAAAGGTTTCCGGAGATGATGAGGTTAATCCTATCATATATAATGATACAGACTCTAGCTATATAACAATAAAACCTATAATGGATAGCTTAGATATACCGTTTAGTGTTGATGGAAAGGTCACCTCAGAAGCATATAAACAAGCTGGAGCTATTGAAGACCATTTAAACAAAGAAATTGTTAAGTGGGCGGAGGCAGTTTTAAATAGTAAAGATTGTAGATTTATATTTAAGAGAGAAAGTATGTGCGACGTCGGCATATTTCTTCAAAAGAAACGATATGTCCTGCATGTATTAGATGATGAAGGATTCGAGGTTGATAAATTCAAATATACTGGAGTGGAAGTTGTTCGTAGTACTATGCCTAAGACAGTCAAGCCGTATGTTAAGCGGATTATTGAAACGATGCTTACAACTAAAAAGATTTCTAGAGTAAATGAAGTATTTTTAGAAGCGTACGATACTTTTAAATCTCTCCCGGTCGAGAATTTTGCTTTCGCTATGGGTATATCAAATTATGACAAGTATGCGGATCGATGTACTGGTTTTAACGTAGTCAAAGGAACTCCAATCCATGTAAAAGCTAGTTATTATTATAATACTTTATTAGAAAAACATAATTTATGTGAAGAATATGAAGCTATAACTTCTGGAGATAAAGTCCGGTATTTTTATGTTCATCAACCTAATAAATACGGTATATCTGCAATCGCGTATAAGTACTACTTACCAGATGAATTCAAGCAGGTTTTTGAACCTGATGTAGAATTAATGTTCGAGAAGATCGTATATAGTGTTATTGAGAGGTTTTATGAAGCTGTCAATTGGAGGCTGCAGCGACCCGGAAAACAGCTACAGACAGATCTTTTCGATTTATTAGGAATATAAGTTGATTATTGTGGTGATATATGTTATCATATTAATATGAGTAAGAAAAAGACTGACAAGCCAGACGTTACAGCATTTATCGACGCAGTCGGAAGAGTTGTAATCGGTCGAATCACAAACGTAACTTCTACTGAGATTGAAGTTTTAAACCCGGGAGTTGTTAATATACAGGTACAGCAAGACAATAATCAATTGGCTGTTCAACTGCTACCATTCTTTTTTCAAGAATTCACCGGTGAAAAGTCAAAGAAGAACGGAGTACATTGGAAGTTTAATAAGAACAATATTGTGATGAGCACTGATATTGAACTAGATGATAATATTAAACAGCAATACGCTAGTATCTTCGAAGGTGTAGCACCACAGCAGGTCGCACCGCCGGCTAATCCGTCTGTTACACCAGACCAAAAGTCTGCTACCTCGCCGGAAGTTGTTAAGCTGTTTGACGAGTAAGATATAATATGGATAAAGACGTCTTAAGAGCTTTCACTAAGCTGGATAAGATTAATCCAGAAGCGACCTTTTTATCTGAAAGCGCATTGTCTAATGTATCTGATTATATCGATACAGGATGTATGGTATTAAATGCGATCATTTCTGGGAGCTTACATAAGGGAGTTCCAAAAGGAAGGATCACAGGTTTTTCTGGACCATCTGCAGCTGGAAAAACATTTATTATTAATAAGATTCTAGCTAATGCCCAGAAAAAAGGATATATTCCTGTTATTTTTGATACTGAGATAGCTGTAGACGAAAGTAGTACACGAGGAGTCGGGTTAGATCCAGCTAAGGTTAAATATGTACCAGTACAAACTGTTGAAGAGTGTAGAAATCAAGTAGCAGCATTACTTGACGGTATTGTAGAAGCTAAACAGGAAGGAAAGTTTATTCTTTCTATTGATTCTCTTGGTAATTTAGCTTCACAAAAAGAGATAGATGATGCTGAAAAAGGAAAGTTCGCGATGGATATGGGAACTAGAGCGAAGAGCCTTAAGAGCATGATGAGATTACTTACATTTAAGGCCGCTAAATCCGGTACAACTATACTTTTTAGTAATCATACGTATGATGACCCTGCAGCACTATATCCTAGCTTAGTTAAGAACCAATCCGGTGGTAAAGGACCAGTATATCTTGCTAGTGTTTTGGTTCAATTAGCAAAACGCGATGAAAAAAATGATAAGACTGACGACGACGATGAAATGATCGCGGAAGCTAAGAAGTACAGCGGTACAACACTAAGAGCACTTACAGTTAAAAATCGTTTTATCCCTCCTTTCCTTGAGTGTGAAATGTATCTTAACTTTAAGAAAGGTCTCGATATGTATTCCGGCCTAAAAGAGATGGCAGTTAATCATGGAATCATTGTCCAGACCGGGAGTACATATCAGTTAGACGGTAAGAAGATAGGCTATTACAAGAACTGGAAGTCTGATAAAGAGGTATGGAAGAAAGTGTTACCAGCTCTTGAGGTTAAGCTTAAAGAAGAATACTGCTATAGCAGTTAATTACTCTCCAGCTCCCGGCTGTGACCCTACATGTCCTAGGCTACCGAGCCCGGG